AGGTTTCCACCGCCAAGGCCCTCGCCGACGCGCTCGGCGTCACGGTCGATCGGCTGATCGCGGAGCCGCGTGGTCGGCGAAAGGAAACGGCCTGAACAATGCCAAACAGAGAAGACATTCTTCGCGAGCAGACTTTCAAGGAAGAGGATCTTCCGATCCACAAGCGCGTCTTCTACTCACTGACCAAAGACGAGTCTGTGCAGCATGACCGCACGGCCAAGTTCGTTGCGTTGCTCACAGAAATGCTTGTCGATAGCGATGCAATGTCGGAAGACGACCTCGACGAAATTCTTCTGAAGATCGTCATCGGCTAGCGAAGCCGTCGCTGTCCCTGATCTCGGCTACCAGTCCAGCCCGAATGCCGCGACGAAAGCATTCGCCCCCGCCTGGCACGAGTAGGCCTCCATGGTCGCAGGCCGACATGCCAGATATTTGCTGACCAGTTCGCTGCGTCGTTTGTCCCCAACAGGCGGCCGCACGTATCGGATCTGATACGGGAACAATGATTGTCCGTGTAGCCACGGGTCAAAGCTGACGACGTCCCCTTCGATTTTCGAGAAGTCGAAGTCGAGTCGGCTGCACGTCGCCTGACGGCAATCCGTAATGCCGTGCGGTGTCACTCTGATTGAAACCTGGTGCGCGAGCCCCTTCTCGTCGTCCAACCAGACGCCTACTGCGATCATCGCATCACCCTCCTGTGGTGTCGTGATTCCTTGAAGCGCCCGTGATTCTAGCTGGTTTGTCCGTGCGCTGGAAAATGCTGTTGACAGCATTGTCGGTGCGCCATACAACCCCTCCCCGTGACGCTCACGTGAGCGATCACCGCTGCGGATTGCAGCGTCAAGGAATCGACGAGCGACGGATCGCACGCCATGCCTCTCGGCAAAGCGAATCACGACACCGACGGCCGCAACGTGGCCTGCGGTGCAAACCTCACGGATGGGAGTGCCTGCCGGTCACGGACGGCCGGCAGGCTTTTTTCATGCTGACTTTGCGGCGGAAAGAACAGGAATCGTTTGTCATCGCGCTTGCCGACGGCACCGAAATCACGGTGGCGGTTCTCGACATTCGCGGCGACACGATTCGGATCGGGATCGACGCCCCGCGGCATATCGTGATTCACAGGTCTGAGGTCTGGAGGTGGGTGCGCGACGAGTGGCTCAGGGAGCAAGAGGAGCTGAAGAATGAACGCTGAAAACGTGTCGGAACGGATGCCGGGTGACGCGGAGGCTGCGGGGGCCATCGCGGGGATGCAGGAGGTCTACGGGCGGCCGCCGATGGAGCACGCCGTCGGTGATTGGGTGTCGTGGTACGACGCCTCCGGATCACTGCGGCAGGGCGGCGTGATCGAGGTGATGGCTGACGGATACCTGATCGTCTCGCAGGTCGGCGGGCGAGACATTGTGTCCTCGAACCAGATCGCGAGGGTCTGACCATGGAAACCAATCGCGAAGCATGGCTTGCAGAGCGGCGGACCGGGATCGGCGGGAGCGATGTCGCCGCGATCCTCGGGCTTTCCCGCTGGAAAACGCCGCTGGACGTCTATCTGGAGAAGCGTGGAGAGCTGCCGCCGCAGCCCGAAACGGAGCCGATGCGGTGGGGCACGCTCCTGGAGCCCGTCATCCTCCGGGAGTTCTCAGAGCGGCACGGGATCCGCGTCGTTCGGGAGGAGGCCATTAAGCGGCACCCCCGCCACGGCTTCATGCTCGCGAGCCTGGACGGCTGGGCACCGGAGCTGCCGGCTGTGGTCGAGTGCAAGACGGCCCGCTCGGCAGACGGCTGGGGCGAGCCGGGGACGGGCGAAATCCCGGCCTACTACCAGACGCAGGTGGCCCACTACATGGCCGTCACCGGGGCGGCCATCGCGTTCGTGCCTGTGCTGATCGGGGCAGCCGACTTCCGCGTCTACCAGGTCGACCGCGACGAGGAGTTCATCGGCGACATCATCGAGGCCGAAGCGGCTTTCTGGCATGACCACGTGATGGCCGGCATCCCGCCCGAGCCGATCAACGCGGCCGACGCGGCCCGGCTTTGGGCCCGCGACAACGGAGAGACGGTCGAGGTGGCCGGCGAGCTGGCCGACGACGTCGAGGAGCTGCGGGCGCTCCGCGAGCAGGCGAAAGACCTCGAGGAGCGGATCCTCTCGATCGAGGACCGCTTGAAGTTGGCGTTCATGGATGCGTCGTCGATTGCACATGGCGGCAAGGTGCTCGCCACGTTCAAGGCCCAGACGCGCAAGAGCATCGACACGAAGGCCCTGACGGCCGCGAATCCCACGCTCGCCGAGCAGTTCGCACGGGAGAGCACGTTCCGAGTTTTGCGATTGAAGTAACCCGAAGGAGAAGAAGACCCATGACGACAGAGATTGCACCGGCCGCGCCGAGCTTGCTGGCGAAGATCGCCAGCCGCTACAGCGTCGAGCCGGCGAAGATGCTGAGCACGCTCAAAGCCACGGCGTTCAGGCAAAAAGAAGGGCCAGAGGTCAGCAACGAGCAGATGATGGCCCTCCTGGTCGTGGCTGACCAGTACGGCCTGAACCCCTGGACCAAGGAGATCTACGCCTTCCCGGACAAACACAACGGCATCGTGCCGGTGGTCGGCGTGGACGGGTGGTCGCGGATCATCAACACGCACGAGCAGTTCGACGGGATCGACTTCGTCGAGGCCGAGACTGTCGGCGGTGCCGTGCCGGCGTGGGTCGAGTGCGTCATCTACCGGAAGGACCGCTCGCACGCGATCCGCGTGAAGGAGTATTTCGCTGAGTGCAAGCGGAACACGGGCCCTTGGGGATCGCACCCGCGGCGGATGCTGCGGCACAAGGCCATGATCCAGTGCGCCCGGCTCGCGTTCGGCTTCGTGGGCATCCTCGACGACGACGAGGCGGCGCGGATCGTCGATGCAACGGCCGTCGAGGAGGTCAAGCCGGCGGCGGCGGCCGCGAAGACGGCCGCGGCCACGGCTGCGGCAAAGGCGACGAAGCGGCTGGCGGCCCCGAAGCCTGCGAAGAGCCCGAAGGTTGAGGCCCTTGATGGCATCGCGGCCGCGGTAGCGGCTGCCGGCACGCTCGACGAGCTGGAGGAGATCCGGAAGCGGGCCTACGGCTACCACGACGACGGCCTCTTCGGCGACGCCGACCTGGACGCCGCGAAGGACTACATCATGAAGCGCGTCGAAGCCATGACCACGGCCGACGGTGAGATCATCGAGGCCGCCCCGGCGGCGGCAGGGAACGGGGGTGACGCATGAGCAAGGCCAAGAAGAAGCCGGAGCAGGCAGACGAGATCGAGCAGGCGACGCCGGCCCTGTCGGAGCGGGAGTCGCGGCACTACCAGGAGATTCGCGACCTGGAGGCCACGTGTGACCGCCTGGAGGGCGAGTATGAAACGGCCAAGGTGGCGTGCTCGGCAGCCAAGAGCATGTGGCAAGAGGCCGTGTCGCGGCTCAGGGAGTCGATCCGCCGCGGGCCCGATCCTCAGATGAGCCTGCCGCTGGCGGACGACTACTGGGAAACGGACATTCGCGAGGTGATCACGCTATCGGATCGGCAAGCCGAGACGCTGGCCGACTGTGGGGTCCACACGGTTGAGCACTTTGAGGCCGTGCGGGCTGGAATCAATGCCCAGTACCGTAGCCTCACGGCCATCCCTGGTATCGGGCAGGCGACGGCCGACAAGTGGGAAAACGAGGTGCTCGACTGGCTGGCCGATCAACGGATGCGGGCCGCCGACAGCCAGGCTGACGACGTGGAGGAGGACTCCGATGCCGTGGCATGACGAAACGCCGTGGGCTCGCCGAAAGTCAGACGCACAGGCGAAGGAGTACGAACGCCTCGACAGGCATATCAGGACAGCGGCGACGGTCCGCGAACTGGAGCACTGGGATGACGTCCGCAGCCGCACGAAGCTGTCAGCGGGTCACGACAGGGCCCTGCGGCAGGAGGCGGCCAAGCGGCTTCGGCATCTGACGGAGGCTGTGGCATGAGCGACTACTACCCGCAGACGATCGACTACGGCCCGCTGTTCAGGAAGGCCGACCCGCCGACCTCGAAGGCTGCCGCCGTGGCCGTGGCCGACTTCGTCGGCACGCACGAGGCCCAGATCCTCGAAGCCTTGGAGCTTGGGCCGGCTCACCGCGACCTGATCGCGTCCAGGGCCGGAATGACGCGAGACGAGGTCTGGAGGCGGCTGGCCGCGATGGAGCGGCGGCGGCTGATCCGGAAGACGGGGCAGCAGGCCCGCGGCGACAGCGGGCACTGGCAGGCGGTTTACGAAAAGGAGGCCACGGATGGCCGGTGAATGGATTCGGCTCCGGCGGGGCATCCGCCAGAACCCCAAGACGGTCGCCATGGCCCGGCATCTGTCCGCAGACAGGCGGTTCATGGATTGGTGGGCGATGCCGGTACAGCAGATGTGCCGTCACTCCGTCACGGAAATCGTCACGTTCGCAAACGTGACGCGCGTCACGGCGTGTGCGCTCGCGGAGTTTTGGGGCGTGCTGAACGACGTCGTCGGCGACGACTGCCGAGTGCCGTACATGACGATCGAGGACATCGACGACATTGTGGACGTGCCGGGGTTCGGGTCCGCGATGGAGGCCGTCGGCTGGGTTGTGCGTGATGGCGAAAAAGGTCTTATTTTCCCGAACTTTTTGGAGCACAACGCCCCACAAAAGACTAGGCCTGAACCAAAGACCCCGGCCCAAAGGGCGAAGGAATACAGGGTGCGGAAACGGGACGATCAGCGCGTCACGGCGCGTCACGGCGCGTCACACAGAGAAGAGAAGATAAGAGAAGAGATAAATACACACACACACACGGCTGGCGAGCCGCCGGTGCTCGAAGGGCACGAGGCAGGAGGCAGGGATGGCCACGGCGGAGGATGGGCCCTCGACGAGTGGACCCGCTTCGCGGCCGCCTGGAACGCGACGGAGCGGGCCGAGCCCTGGAGGCACCTGACGCCGCCCGACGGCTGGGCTGACCTCGCAGCGGCTCCAGGGTGGCTCCAGCGGGCCCGGGAGGCCCTCGACATCCTGCCGAGCCGGAGATTCTTCGATCGGCCGCTTCCGGTCACGAAGTTTTTCGAGTGGATCGACCGGATCCGGGCCGGGGAGTTCGCCGACCCGAAGGACCAACGGAACGGCCGCGGCGTTGGGGTCGCTGGCAAGGCACCACGGAGGGGGAACCTGTGAGCGAGCGAACTTGGGACGCGAACCGCGAAACGATCAATGACCTCTGGCCGCTCCTGGAGCTGCGGCAGGCGGAAAAGGAGTTGTGGCACGACGACCTCTCTGGCCTGGACCAGGGCGTGCTCTACGAGGCCCTGCGCGAAGTGAAGCGGTCGAAGGAATCGCCGTGGCCGCAGCTCGCATGGATCCACGATGCCTATCGGCAGATCGCGTCTGCCCGGCGCACCGCAGAGCGGATGGTCGAGACGATGCAGCCGGCATGGAGCGGCGATCGGCTCGTCATCGACCTAGAGGAGAGCGAACGGCTGAAAGCATACTACCGCGCTGCTTTCGAAGCCGTTCAGACGCTTCAAGAACTTGACGCTCTGGCGTTCGAACTGAACGCTTCGGTCGACAAGCTGGAGGCACGTACAGCGATTCGCCTGTTCAGGGAAGCTAGCGGGGCGAGGGAGAGAATCCACGACAAGCATCGAGCCGAGACGCTCAAGCAATTTCACGAGATTGGGGCATCGAAATGACAGATCGACGCCCCGTCTGCGGCATCGACCCTGGCCCGCGCGAGTTCTCCTGGGTGGTGTGGGACGGCGCGAGAGTGATCGAGTGCGGAGACGCGCCGAACTACCACCCTGGTTCGTTTTCTACGGCAACGTGTGGCAGCCGAATCGCGATCGAGTGGATCGAGAGCTTTGGGATGGCCGTCGGCCGCGAGGTGTTCGAGACGGTATTCTCGATCGGACGCATGGCCACTCTCGCGAACGTCCGACTCGTGCCGCGTCGCGACGTCAAGCTGCACATCTGCGGATCGCCGCGCGCGAAGGACGGCAACATCCGCCAGGCCCTCATCGACCGCTTCGGACCAGTCGGCACGAAGAAGGCCCCTGGCCCGCTGTGGGGCATCTCCAAGCATCGGTGGGCCGCGTTGGCTGTGGCGGTCACGGCCTTCGACCTCGAGCACACCGAACACGAGGCGACGTTCCACCGCGATCGCGGTTGACAAGGGGCACACTTGCAGGCAGGGAGGCCAGCATGCAGCGCGACGTTTCACGGAATTGCAACAGGCGGCACCTTGTCGTCCGCGGCGTCAACGGACGGTTGATGGGGCTGCGGAAGATCATGCTCACGGACAGGCAGGCAAAAGCCGTCGAGCGGCTCCTGAGAAAGGGATCGAGCCTGGAGTCGATTGCCGAGGCGATTGGGGTTTGCCGTAACACGTTGCAACGCTTGCTGAGGGACCATCTGCCGCATGTCCCAAGGCGCGGCAGAGCCTGCATGGATGTCCGCCGACGAGACGATCCAACGCCGGAGGAAATGCAAAGCAGGCTCGGATCGCTGCGCGAGTCATAGGGCAAATCGGTGGCCGCCGCTACCCTCCGGGCATGGCTACCGCCCCCCAGTTGCCGGGCCCGCTCCACGTCGCTTTCGTGCGAGGCGACGACTACGCGACCCTTCTGGACCTGTCGATCTCGATCGTCGGTTACACGTGGTCGGCTGAGATCTATTCGCTGACAAACGGCCAATCGCTCGCAACGCCACAGATCACGGTTGTGGATGCTGCGGCTGGCAAGTTCAACCTGTCGCTGTCCGACGCGCAGGCCAGCGAGCTGCCGCCCGGCACGCTCGGGTTGCGGATCAACTGGACGGCCCCCGGCGATGCAAAGAGGAGGGCCTTCGAAGGCGTGTGTGAGGTGATGCGATGAGCATCGAGGTTACGGCGACTGGCGCGCCGATTACCGTGTCGGCTTCCGGTGTCAAAATCGAGGCAAACGTGACCGGCGGCATTGGTCCTGCTGGCACGCCGGGCGCGGCGGCATCGGTGGCGGTTGGCACCGTGACCACTGGTGCGCCTGGATCGTCGGCCTCTGTGGTCAACGCCGGGAGTTCGAATGCGGCGGTGTTGAATTTCGTCATCCCCGCCGGGGCCACAGGCGCGACGGGGGCCACGGGACCGCAAGGCGAGCGCGGCGAGCAAGGGATCCAAGGCATCCAGGGAATCCAAGGGCCAGCGGGACCAGCCGGGCCAGCGGGCAGCAACGCTACCGCGACGACCGACGCCTCGGCCTTGGTGTCGGGCATCCTCCCCGACGCCCGGCTATCGGCCAAC